CTCGGACTCTTTATGCTCGCGTCCGTATGCTTCAATCTCGCGTACTCGCTTCAATTCGTCGGCTCGCACTTTTGCTTCGAGCGCCGCGGTGTTCACCGCTTGTTCTTGAACTTCAACTTCCATTTTGTGTTCTTTCAATTCGGGTAATTCGATTACCTCGGTTTGAACCCGTGTTTCTCGCTCGCGTGATATTCCGACCGAAATATCGGCGGGAACGGTTACGATTGAGATTTCGTGAGGTTCAAAATCGGTTACTCGGTATTCGGGAGGGTTGTCTTTGGTCTGTTCCATCCGATGAACCGCGTATCCGACCGAGACGTTTTGTAAGATTCCATCCATGACATCTTGAAAAACCTCGTTTGCTCGTTCCGAGTTTCCAAATCGAATTGAAGCTCTACCGATTTTTTCTTCTATCCTGGCACTTTCCACGACTCCGACGGGTTGATCGATATCGTGATTAAATAAGACCGGAGCCGAATTGTTCAGCCTTCCAAGGCGGATCGATTCAGGTTTATGGTCTAAGATTTCCGCGCCGAAACTCCGTTCCACCGGAGATTCGGACGAAAAGGAAATATCTAGTGTTCGCGAATCCTTGTCCGCGTTTGATTCTTTGACTTCTAAGATGCGGGTTAATATTCCCGTTTCAATTTTCTTCGTTTGTTCCATTTTCGACCTCTATGGTTTCCGTTGGTGCGGGATTTACCGGACCTGTTAAATTTAAACCGAGTCCCTCGGCAACGTCTTTTTCAGCGGCAAGCTCTGCGAATATATCGGTCCATTCTTCACCCGCTTCGCTGGTAATCTTCCCGATTGACGTTACGCCCATTTGTAGCGCTAATTCTTTTGCTCGTAATTCTTTATATGGATCAACATAGCTCCATCCGCGACCATGAAAAACGACCTCCTCGAACTTGAAAAGTTTGCTGATTGGTAAATCGATTTGGCCCGTCGTTATTCCCATTTTCAACCAGTTCCGATAAACGGGATAACAAAAGCGCGATATCATAAACTGCTGAAGCGTTTTCCAATGCGCTTGATCTTCCTGAACGCCTGCGCGGATTGATGAGTAATTGACGTTTTCAAGATCGTTTGCGAGTGCGTTGTAAGAAACTCCGCAACCGTTTGCGGCTCCGCGTAGAATTGCTTTGATAAAATCGGAAAATGCGGTCGTCGGATGTTTCGGGTCGAACGCTTCGAATTCCATCCCGCTAGGTAATTGCTGAAACGTTCCAGGCTGGAAATCTGTTAATAGATTTCCTGCCTCGTCCTCACCGTCTCCGACGTAACCCGCACCGTCTGGCGATTTAAAAAAACCCATCGATGACGATCCGATTCGCGATGCGACAAGCTCGCTCTCGGTGTAATCGTTCAGCATTTGAAGAGGACGAATCGCGGTATTAAGCCACGGGATGCCACGACTTTGCGATGGTCGTTCCTGCATATATAAATGAATCATATCGGACGCAGGGACGCGTTCCGTTTTTACATCGTAGGAATAGTCATAAAGCTGATTCGGCGTTTTGATCGCTTGATAGTAGGCGAGCGGTTTCCCGAATTTGTTCTGCTCAATTCCCATGATAATATATTGATCATCCTTGAGCTTTAGATTGTTATCGATTGGAATCGAATCGCCTTCCAGGACCCAAAGCGAAAAGCCGAAAGGGTTATCGGCCCCGCCTTTCATCATTCGAATAAAAACCTCGCCGTCACGCGCCAGCGTTTCCATGACCACGTTTTGAACGCCTAACCAATCCAAACGCCCATCGATGGAAACGTAATCGGGATTCTTTGACCACTCGAAAAACAATCGTTCCAGATAGTTGTTATCGAGCTTATCCAACGCGCCTTGCTCGTTCCGAGTCTTCGCCTGGAATTTGAAACCACGCGATCCAACGACGTTTGATTTCGTTAGATTGAGAAACTTTTTTGCATATTCCGAATTCTGACAAAGCGATCTCGTCCGCGCTCGCATCGTCGATAACGATCCGCGTAATTCCTCGTCTGCCGTCGCGCTTGTTCCGGTCCATCCCGCAAAAATGTTGTCAAATTTTGCGGAATCAAATTGGCGCGAGAGGTGGAGCATTTGATCCCGCGTTATTTTCTTCCGCGTTTTCTTTTTAAATAAATTGAAAAGTCCCATTAGTTCGTGAAGCGCGTTAAGATTATCCCGTGATGACCTTTGCCCTTTTTGGCGCGTTCAAGGCGCTTTTCTTTTAACCATTCGGCTTTGTATCGGTCGCGGAAAAGGAGTAATTCGTCAATGCTCATGCGCGATAGGCTTCGACCAGCAATCGAGTAGCTCGATTGATCAACTGAAGCGCGTCCCTCAATTACCGCTTCAATCGCGGTTAAAACCTTCCGCGCATGACTTTGCGGATCGTTCGAGGTATCGGTTGATATATTTTGAACAACTTCCCATTCGCCCGATTCCAGGCGTATCCGTTCCGAGGATGAGCTTTTCGTGACGTAAAGATTCCATTGGTAAATGCCGATGGTGAAACTCGCAGTTGTTCCATGCGCGATGGAAAATACCCATTCGCCGCTTGAGTCCGATCCGCTTACTGTAAAATTCGTCGAAGCGGCTCCGTTCAGGGTCGCTTTGTACGCCATTGCATAACCGCTCGATGGGTAGTCATCGACGTATCCTGTTTTTTTCCAGTTCACGGTATCGCCTGCGACGATTGGCGAATCATAAAGCGCCAATGTCGGCTCGATGGTCGGATAGTTCGTAGAATCGAATAAATTACTCAAAATCGCCTTTTATGTGATACCCCAGAAACCCAGGATTTTTTATTCCTGGTTTTCTGTTTCGGGTCCTGTTTGCGTTGATCTTGTAATCGTTTTTGTACCGCGTTCGTGTTGACGTTCAGCATTGCGAAAGCCGCAAGGTTTAAAACCGCTAAATCAAGCGCTTCGTTCCTTGGTCGGAGCTTAATATATTCAATTCGCGGAATTCCTTTTGAATATCTTTTAACGGCTTTTTCAGCCGTAAGTTGGTAGCAGAATTCTTCGTCGAAATGTTCGGGAATGTGCCAAAACGCGGGTCCTGGTTCTTTAACTCGCAGTCTTGCAAATAAGACTTCTTTGAGCGTGTTTGTGCCGACTGGAAATACGTTGCAATTTGCTGAATTTGCTTTTGAAGGTCTTCCGACCGCAGGCCGGCCCGTACCTCCAACGCCTTTCGATGCCGAAACTCTTGAACCAACCATTCGTTTGCAGAAGCGATAGACGGCTTGTGTTTCATAACCGGAGTCGACCAGCGTTTGAATGATGCGCATATCCTTGCCAGACGGATGCGCCCACGGAGCGCGTAGATAATCTGCAAGCTCCTCCCATACTTGATCGTTAGCCGGAGAACCGTAAAAGATTTTGTGATCAATGAAATAAAGTTCATCGGCATGACTATGACCAACGACCAGGCATTCAAGACGATCCGCCTGAACATCGACGCCGCTGGTGAGTACGAGAACGCCGTCCGGTATCGGATCAGCATACGCCTCGCGGCGTTCAATGAGTTCGTTTGTGTCAAGTTGCTCAGAGTCCTCCTCCCATGATTCGCTTAAATAGGTATTTACCCATGTCCTTAATATTTCCGGATGCTTTTTCGCGTTTACGAATTCATTTGCGGCTTGTCCGAGCGTAACGAATGGCGAATAGAGTCCGGACAAGTGAAAGCCCGCCACTCCTGAACAATTTTGAGAAGCTCGCCATTCTCCTTTAGTGATTGCTCGCCTTCGTTCGATATCGGTCCATTTTGATTCACAAGATCCGCATTGATATCTTGCGCTTTGTGTATCCCCGGAATCCCAAATGACATTTGACCAATCAAGAGTTTGAAATTCGCCGCACTCTCCGCAAGGAACGAAATAACGGCGTTGATCACTCGTTTCGTAAGCGGCTTCGATTCGTGATTCACCTTTAATCGTTGGCGTTGATGTTAAAACGATTTTCCGATTCCAAAACGAAACTGCTCGACGTTTTGCAAGCGATACCGGATCGCCCTCGCTTCCGCTTGACGCGGGGAATCGATCCACCTCATCGAGTAGTACCAATCGGCATGAACGCGCCGCGAGGTTCGCAGGACTTTGCGCGGACGCTAAAGTTATGTGACCTCCAGGAAACGTCTTGTGTAAAATCC